ATTATTTCGTCTCGTTCTTCCACTAAACAATATGATATTCAATGTAAGAATATTTTTAGAGAAGTGTATGGCATGCTTTATTACTGTGCGTACAATCCCACACCTGGAATGGGACTATCAGGAACACCTTTGAATGAAGCTATTGTAGTGATGTCATCAGTTGTTTCTAAATTCAAAAAACAGACTGGATGCCAAAAGGTAAATCTTTGCGTCCTTACTGATGGTGAAGCATGTATGTCATCCTATGGTGCTCGCATGTATCAAACGGCATACGATACTGAGACGATTCGTTCAAAACGTATCGATAGTTATAATGTGATCTTACGTGACACCACTACAGGTATGGTTTACAAAAAGAACCAGGAGTATACTAATGTTCTTATTCAGAATCTCAAAGATCGTAACCCTGGTTGCAATGTCCTTGGGTTTCGTTACATAGGATCTGGTGGACTTTCTAATTTCTATAACAGTTACTGTAGCGGTGGTAAGTTTGATCTTGTTCAAAAACAATGGAAGAAAGAAAAATCCGCTATACTCCCAGACCCCATTGCCTTCAGTTCCCTCTATGTAATTTCATGTAAAACTATTGAGATCGATGAAAACGTAATGGATGTCACGCCTGGAGCATCTAAAGTCGCAGTTAAGTCAGCATTGAACAAGATGCTGAACAAGAAAAAATCCAGCAAAAAAATCCTTAGTTCGTTCATTAAACACGTTTCTTGACTTTACGGACTATATACTGTATAATTATACCAATCACGGACATCCTCAAAATGAGCAACACAATCTCTAACATCCTCAAAGAAACAAACAAAGACTTTTCAACTACAAAGAAAAAAAAGCAGACCTACATGAGAATTGTTACCGAAGCTTTGGATTCTCAAGTGAGAAGAAATGATGAGTCAGTAAAACTGATGGGTGTTACTGATTTAGTCCAGAGAGACTACGGTGGTTACCTTTTGAGCATTACCAAAATGTATTCTCTAGAACAAGGTGTAGTTAAAAAGCGCATTCAGGATAACATTTCTGATTGGTTCTGTTCCCATAAAGATGACAAAGTATTTAACAAGTACAGAGCAAAACTTCCCATGCTTTTTAAAACAGAATCTTCTGTAGGTGATGTGCCAGAAGTAGAACCAGTAGTGGAGCAAGTTGTGGAACCAGTAGTGGAGCAAGCAACTGTTTCTCCGTATGCTGCTGATATTAATTTTGTTGCTGAACTAAAAGCAATGGGTGTCACTTCTTACAAGTCAGATCCATCGTCAAACAAACTAGAGATCCAGTTCTAGAACTGCACACTGACCTCCCTCACGGGGGGTTTTTTAGTATATAATAACTACATCAACACAAGGCACCGATGAAGTCCGAACTTACTACAGACCAAATCGTTTCTTATCTTTCTGAAACTTATGGTAGTGACATCACGGCAGATCAAATTCGTTCTGCCGCAACACATTTCAATGTTTCTTACCCCACTGCAGTCAAGCGCATGTTGCAGTACAAGTCTGGGTATGGCACTTGGAGTCTGACTGTTCAAGAAAAACTTGAAAAAACTTATGAGGCTCCTTCAGCACCTGAAGAAAAATTCTCCCTCATTCCAAAAAAAGATCTTAACTTTGTTCCGTTCGGTAACTTTACTGATGTAAAAAAGATTATTGCTTCTAAAATCTTTTACCCAACATTCGTTACTGGTCTTTCTGGTAACGGCAAAACCTTGTCTGTTGAACAAGCATGCGCCGTTCTAAATAGAGAATTGATTCGAGTAAACATTACTATTGAAACTGATGAAGACGATCTTATTGGTGGTTTCCGTCTTGTCGATGGGGCAACTGTTTGGCATAACGGACCTGTCGTTGAAGCACTCGAACGCGGAGCAATCTTGCTACTCGATGAAGTTGACCTTGCTAGCAATAAAATCCTCTGTCTCCAGTCCATCCTTGAAGGTAAGGGTGTGTTCCTGAAGAAAATTGGTAAGTATGTAGAACCTACGGATGGATTCAATGTTATTGCAACTGCAAATACTAAAGGTAAAGGCAGCGATGACGGTCGTTTTATTGGAACTAACGTTCTCAATGAGGCATTCCTGGAACGCTTCGCTCTCACCTTTGAACAAGATTACCCTACTGTCAAAGTAGAAACAAAAATTCTGGAGAAACTTTCTGCTACACTTGGCGTGACAGATCCAGAATTCTGTGCTAAACTAGCAGACTGGGCAGATGTCATTCGTAAAACATTTAATGACGGTGGCATTGATGAGGTAATTTCTACCCGTCGCCTATCCCATATCGTTCGTGCCTATTCTATTTGGGGCGATCGTGTGAAAGCACTCAAAGTTTGTACCAATCGTTTTGACGATGAAACTAAAACTTTGTTCATTGATCTCTATGGTAAACTAGATGCTGATGTCAACACCGAGGAGTCCGAAGATGCCTAAATTCCATGGATACATCGGACACATTGCTATTCTCCATTTGAATGGAGAATCTAAATCTGCTAAGATTCTTGGCGGCAGTGGTTTAAAACTTAAGATGCAATCTATTGACGGAAACATCTTTGAGTGCTATCATGACAATATAAAGTACATTTGGAACTCATGACCAAATATAATGAAGACGCTCTATTAAAGGAGCTACGTGACTACATTTCTGGAACTTATGGACAACACTATTCTGCTGGTAATGACAGCATTCAAACGTTAGACTTGATCGAAGCATGTGGAGATGCTGAAGCATTCTGTCGCAGTAACATTTTGAAGTATGCATCACGATATGATCGTAAAGGTACTGCCCGACGCGACATCATCAAGATCCTTCATTATGCATTGCTGCTTCTCCACTTCTCCGATAAATCTGCTAACACTGAACCCTATCCTCAATGAGTACAGTATTTCTTTCCAATGATACAATGCAAGTTCTTAAGAACTATGCAACCATTAATAGTTCAATTCTTTTTAGAGAAGGAAATCAACTGAAGACAATTAGCGTTGGTGAAAATGCTATTGCTCAGTTCACCTGCGAAGAAACTTTCCCAGAAACATTTGGGATCTATGATCTCAATCAATTTCTTCTAGGACTTTCACTTTTTCAAAATCCTAGTCTAGAGTTTAACAACACTGACTATGTTAATATTCGTGGTCGTGGTCGCTCTGCTAGATACTATTTCTCAGATCCAGAGATCACTCTAAAGTCTGCACCTCAGAAAGATATTAATTTTCCTGGTGGTGACATTGAGTTTACTATCAGTTATGATGATCTAGTAGGTCTCCAGAAAGCAGCTGCTATCTATAGTCTTACAGATCTTCTGTTTTCTTCTAAAGATGGTAAGATCAGTCTGAAACTACTTGACTCAGAAAATGATACCAGTCATGACTATGAGCAAGATGTAAAGGGAGAGACCACAGGAAACTATGACTTGACAGTTAAGATCGATCACATTAGACTTCTTCCTGGAGACTACCAAGTCAAAGTCTCCAAACATCTAGTGTCTGAATGGCAGCACACTAGTCTAGATCTCACCTACTACATTGCACTTGAACCTTGAGCGATAAGAAATTTCTTTGGGTAGAGCAGTATCGTCCTAAGAAAATTGACGACTGCATTCTACCTCCTAATATTAAAAAATCATTCCAAGGTTTTGTTGAGAAGGGGGAGATACCTAATCTTCTCCTTTCTGGTACTGCTGGTGTCGGAAAGACCACGGTTGCTAAAGCAGTCTGTGATGAGATTGGTGCTTCCTATATCGTCATCAATGGATCCGATGAAGGACGTTTCCTTGACACAGTTCGCAACCGAGTCAAGACGTTTGCTACAACAGTCTCACTGACCTCAGGAGCGCCCCACAAGGTGGTCATTATCGATGAGGCAGACAACACCACTCATGACGTTCAACTGTCTCTACGAACGTTTGTAGAGGAGTTTCATGGAAACTGTCGTTTCATCTTTACTTGCAACTTTGTCAATAAAATTATTGAACCGTTGCACTCGCGTTGTACTGTTATTGATTTCCGAATCAATAAGGATCAAGAACAGCATCTACAGATGCAATTCTTTAGTCGCCTAAAAAACATTCTCGACGAAAACAAAGTTGAGTATGAAGATAAAGTTATTGCTAAACTAATCAAACGTTACTATCCAGACTGGCGTCGTTTGATTAATGAGGCACAACGCCATGCTGTAACTGGTAAGATTGATACTGATATCCTATGTGATATTGCTGATGTCAATCTAGATCAGTTGATGAGTGCTTTAAAAAATAAAGAATTCTCTACTGTTCGTAAGTGGGTGGTAGATAACATTGACAATGATCCTAACATTGTCATGCGTCGTATCTATGACGCACTCTATAGTAATGTTAAATCCAAATACATTCCAGAAGCAGTCTTGGTGATAGGAAAGTACCAGTATCAAATTGCTTTTGTTGCTGACCAAGAAATTAATTTACTTGCTTGCCTTGTTGAAATTATGATGAGTTGTGAATTTAAATGAAAGTACCTACTACAGAAGAACTAGTTCATCTCAAGATTCAAGCAGCAATGCGTGAACATAACTTTCCTAAAGATGAGATGATGTATCTTGGCGAACGTGCAGGTCATCACTGGTATTTACTTGCAGGTGAGCATGAAGTATCTGCAAATCAAATTGAAGGTTTTGATAGAATAGATGAAGAAGACGACACCTGAAAACGTAAAAGAAGCAAACGAAGCTCTCTTTTATGCTACAATGAATTTACCTAATGCTGCTGCTCATTGTGGTATGACGCAGCGTGAAATGAAACACATCTTTCGTGAGTACCTTAAATATCATGACAAAAACTTTGAAGTCACTGAAGACACCATTGAGATATCCTGGGGGGAAGAGTCGTGCCCTGAGTAAGTTGTTTCAGTACATTCCTAACCTCACCGAATATACTCACTATCGAGAACCATTCTTGGGTGGTGGTTCTGTGGCATTAGAAATTTGTAAACGATATCCACACTTAGATATCTGGGTGAATGATTTGTATGAACCACTGTATAACTTCTGGCGAGTGGTTCAAGATACTCCAGATGAACTTACACAAATTCTATTACAACTAAAGCAGAAGCATCCAGATCAAGAATCTGCTAGAGGTTTGTTCTTAGATTCTAAAGATCATCTTGGTAAAGATACTGGAGATCTAGACCGTGCTGTAGCATTCTACATTGTCAATAAGTGTAGTTTTTCTGGTCTTACTGAATCATCTAGTTTTTCAAAACAAGCAAGTGATTCTAATTTTTCTGTAGCAGGTATTGAACGCTTGCCTGGATATGCAGAACTAATTCAATCTTGGAAAATTACTAACTTATCATATGAAGAATTATTTTGCGATAGCAAGTCAACCTTCGTCTATCTCGATCCCCCTTACGAAATCGGATCAAATTTATATGGTAAGCGTGGAGACATGCACAAAGGATTTGACCATGACCAGTTTGCTGGTGATTGTGATCGCTTTATCTCTCATCAACTTGTTAGTTACAATTCGTCGCAACTGATCCGAGACCGTTTCAAGAAGGGGTGGACAGCTGCTGAATTTGCACACACTTACACCATGAGGAGCGTGGGGAGTTATAATACAGATCAAGCGTCTCGCAAGGAACTGGTCCTTACTAACTATGAAATGTGAAGTCACCCTCTACGTAGCAGGCAACGTCTTCAAGGAGCAGGTCATTGCTCGTAACTACGAAGAAGCAAAGCAAACTGCTGTTGCTAGAAATCCTACTGCTAAGATTGTTAGTGTAACTACTAAGTTTTAATATGATTGTCCCTATGAGAGTATTAGGCAGTGGTCTTGTGATCATTGCTTACTTTATTATCCTGCATATGAATACAACATTTGGTGTCTTATTGCAGATGCTGGGTGATAGTATTTCAATTCCTTACTTCATAAGGACAAAATCATGGGATGTAGTTATCATGATTACATTCCTACTAGTGATCTCTATATCGCATTTGTTATGAATATCTTTGTCACCGATGAGTCTCCATGGAAATCTGCTTATGTCCTACCCGATAAGCACATCGTCAAGATGCCTCTGGAGACTTGTCAGATGCTTTCTATCGTTGCATCAGACAAGTGGGGTCATGGTTATGGCACACTGCCTAAGGCAGACGGCAACCCATACGCTACAGAGAAAGGAGCGTTTCGTAATCACCCATGTACCAAGTGGGCGAATGAGACTGTATCAAATTCTAGATGGTTGCTCTCTCATGGTTTTGCTCTATGCGGGGAGTATGCAGCACGATATGGTAAAGTACATACCTGCTTCCTGACTTTACTTGCTGCTGACAAAATCATTCCTGATGTATCATTGGATGATCACACTCCTTTTGTTCGTGCAATGCCAGATGAATATAAGTTTGATGATAGTATCTCTACCATCGAAGCATACAAAATGTACATAGCATCTAAACCTTGGGTATCTGACAACTACCTACGACTACCACACCGCAAACCAGACTGGATATGAAATACGAATTAAAAGATTACTTGTACAGCATCAACCAATCCAAGCAATCAGTGATGGATGATGCAGCAGCAGAAAAAGGATACCCACCTTTTATTGTGAATAAATGTTTGTCATCTTTTACTGATAGTATTTTGTACTCAAATGAAATGAACATGAATAGTCATCTTGACAATAAGTTGCAATATGACTTTTACATAAATAGTTTGAAGCCAAGGAAAAGATTCTCCCCTTGGTTGCGTAAAGATACAGTTGAGAATATTGATTTGGTTAAACGTTATTATGGATACAACCATAGTAAAGCTATTGCCGCTCTCAGAATCCTCACTAATGCTGATCTTGAGCAGATCAAAAAATTATTAGATAAAGGCGGTATGAGATGACAACTGAGATTATAATTGATTGGAAACCTTCTGATATGGTCGAGGTTGTTCTTAATGAACCCGACGATTTCTTAAAGGTACGCGAAACATTAACACGTATTGGTGTAGCATCTAGGAAAGATAGAAAACTATATCAATCTTGCCATATTTTGCATAAGCAAGGAAAGTATTATATTGTACACTTCAAGGAACTGTTTGCCTTGGATGGTAAGAATACCAACATGTCATTGAATGACATTCAACGTCGTAATCGTATTGCACAACTTCTATCCGACTGGGGACTGATTGCAGTATGTAACAAAGAATTTATTGAAGACGTTGCCCCACTAAATCAGATTAAAGTTCTGTCCTATAAAGATAAAGGCGAGTGGATTCTAGAGTCCAAGTATAACATTGGGCGTAAAAAACCTGAGGCATAAATAGACTTGAGACCTTTTCGTGCGGTCTCTACAAAAGTCGGAACACCACACAAACTGTTACGGTATTCACTGTAGCAGTTTTTTTATGACTTTATTAAATACCAGTGGATGCCTTCGGGGTCCATTACACCTCTCGCTTATACAAGGAGACAAACAATGACACATACATGGGACTTATATTTACCGCATGCCGTAGGTTTGAATGATATGTTTCATCGATTAGATTCGATGACCAATCATAACAAAAACTACCCCCCGTACAACTTAATCAAACATGACGCCAGTAATTACGAAATTCAAATTGCTCTCGCAGGATTTAAAAGAGAGGAGATTGAAGTATCTACTGAATCAAACATTCTCAAGGTTACCAGTAACACTACAAGACAGGATACTGAAACAGAATACTTACACAAAGGAGTCTCGCGAAGATCATTTGCGAACACTTGGCAACTCGGTGACGATGTTAGAGTTGTGGACGTAACATTTGAGGATGGTATGCTGGTGGTTAGTTTGGAAAAAATTATTCCAGACCACATGAGACGAACCACTTACGAAGTCAAATAAATATCTGTCACAGGGGGTCATTGCCCCCTTTGTAATTTTATGCTATACTAGTAGAAACGTTGGAGTATTATGTCCGAACAGATTATTGTTTTCAAGAATGGCGAGCGTGTCATCACTGAGTTGCAAGAAGTATTTGAGGGTGAAGGCGATGACCGTAAAGGCATTTGCTTAATGATGAACAACCCATACATCTTGGAACTCATTGAGATTGAAGAAGGTGCTCTTCGCGACCTTCAAGTTAAGTTCAGTAAGTGGTGTCCTTACTCGGTTGACTTCCAATTCCGAGTGCCTTATGACACTGTGCTTGCTTTGGGTGAACCCGATCAAGGTCTTGCTGAAGCATACCGCCAGAAGGTTGATGCCATCACAGGCAACCCAGACGCCCCTGAAGGCGTTCCTGATCTTCCTGAGTGGACAGATGGTGCAGAGAACCCTAACATCGCAGCACAGCAGGCAGACATCGATGCAGTCGTAAATGGATTTGAAGGCAACGGTGCTCCAGAAGATGTAAGCGTTGGATCATGATCAAACTTGTTAAGTATGATGGTCACTGGCTCGTGGCAGAAATTGAAGAAATTCCTGGAACTGAGTTGGGTGACCCCGATTGTGTGCTAAAATATCCATGCGAAGTCAATGAGGATGGGGCAGTGCCCTTTCCTCCCTTCAGTGAGGATAGAGAACTAGTTGTTCGTTCAGAAAACCTTACCATTGTTGCTGAACCTAGTGCTATGTACATGTCCCTTTATTATGATCTGAAAGACAAAGAAACAGAATGAAGTTTTACACCAGCGTACAACAAGCAGGTAATAACATCCACGTTCGTGGATATCAAAACGGAATACAATTCAGTCACAGAGTTCCTTTCAACCCTACACTGTATCTTCCTACACCCCAACCTTCACGCTGGAAAACCTTAGATGGTGACAACGTTCGTCCTGTTAAGCAGGGAACAATTCGTGATGCTAGAAAGTTTGTTGATGATCATAAAGAAATTCCAGACTTTGAGATCTGTGGTCAAACTAGATATCTGAACCAGTATATTTCTGAGGAATATCCTGAAGATGAAATCAAGTTTGACTCCAGTCACATTCGAGTGTTCACTCTTGACATTGAGACTGCTGCTGAGAATGGTTTCCCAGACATCGAAACTGCTGACCAAGAGATTCTTCTTATCTCATTAAAAGATAGTAAGACTGGACGTATCCAAGTCTTTGGTCGTTATGCATTTGACAACAGTCATAAAGATGTTGATTACATGCATTTCTCAACTGAAGATGGTATGCTCAAGGCATTCCTACACTACTGGGTGTCTAACTTTCCTGATGTAATTACAGGATGGAATGTCCAGTTGTTTGATATGACGTACATTAGTAAGCGTATTGAACGTGTGCTTGGTGAGCGTGAAGCAAAGATGTTGTCTCCATGGAAGTCAACTTTATGCCGAGAGATTTATATTAAAGGTCGCAAGCAAATTGCATACGACATCTCAGGCATCGCAACGCTTGACTATCTTGAGTTGTATCGTAAGTTTACGTATACAAATCAATCATCCTATCGTCTAGATCATATTGCTAGTGTAGAACTAGATACAAAGAAACTAGATCATAGTGAGTACGACACCTTCAAAGAGTTCTATACTAAAGACTGGCAGAAGTTTGTAGAGTACAACATCATTGACGTTCGCCTGGTAGATCAACTAGACGATAAGATGAAGTTGCTAGAACTTGCCTTCACCATGGCATATGATGCTAAGGTAAACTACGAAGACATATTCTCGCAGGTTCGTATGTGGGATAACTACATCTACATCGAACTAAACAAAAGAAAGATTGCAATTCCACCTAAGAAGGAGGCACGTAAAGATGCTAAGTATGCTGGGGCATATGTCAAAGAACCTAATCCAGGATTTTATGACTGGATTGTATCTTTTGACCTCAACTCCCTATACCCTCACCTCATTATGCAATACAACCTCTCGCCAGAGACGTTATTGCCTAATAGACACCCAACCGCAACAGTTGACAAGTTACTTGACAAAGCAATCGACACGTCAGGTATAGAAGAATGTCTTGCTGCTAATGGGACCTTGTATAGCAAGTCTGAGCAAGGTTTCCTGCCCATGATGATGCAAAAGATGTATGACTCACGTGTCGTATATAAGAAGCGCATGATCGAGGCAAAGAAAGCATACGAAAAAAATCCTACAGTAGCATTGAAGAAAGAAATTGCTAGATGTAATAACATCCAGATGGCAAAGAAGATTTCTCTCAACTCTGCTTATGGTGCCATTGGTAATGAACACTTTCGATACTTTCGATTAGAGATTGCTGAAGCAATTACTTTGTCTGGTCAACTTTCTATTCGATGGATTAGTAATAAGACCAATGCATACCTAAACAAAATTCTTAAAACTAATAATGTTGATTATGTTATTGCTTGTGATACCGACTCTATGTATCTCAATCTGGGTCCTTTGGTTGAAACTGTATTCGCCAACCGAGAGAAAACTGATGAGAGTATTGTTGGGTTCCTTGACAAGGTGTGTGAAGTGGAATTTGAAAAGTTTATTGAAAGTTCTTACCAAGAGCTCGCCACATATATGAATGCATATGACCAGAAGATGGTCATGAAGCGAGAGAACATTGCTAACCGTGGTTTTTGGACTGCCAAGAAACGCTATGTTCTTAATGTATGGGATAGTGAGGGTGTCAGATACAAAGAACCCAAGATGAAAATCTGTGGTATGGAAACTGCTAGATCTTCCACACCTCAATACTATCGTGATAAACTATATCATGCGTTTGAAATTATTCTCACGAAAACTAATGAAGATCTCATTGAGTTTATTGAGCATGTAAAATCAGACACACGTAAACAAGATTATGTGAACATAGCATTCCCTCGCGGATGTAATGGTATGACAAAATACAAATCTCCATATGAGATTTACATGAAAGGAACACCTATTCATGTACGTGGATCATTGCTCTACAATTATCATATCAATAAACATAAGATAACTAATAAGTATCCTATCATCCAAGAAGGTGAAAAGATTAAATTCATTTACTTAAAAACTCCGAACCCACTACAAGAAAACTGTATTAGTTTCTTCAGTGATATACCTAAAGAATTTAACCTAGATAAGTATATTGATTATCAAACCCAGTTTGAGAAATCTTTTCTTGAACCACTTAAAAAAGTTCTAGGATGTATTTCCTGGGACTATGAAAAGAAAATTTCCCTATTATCATTTTTCTAATTATGAGTTTCCTAAATTCTGTCATTAAGGACAGTAAGAATGAGTATGCTAGTCTTGTTAGTGACGGGGTTGCTGCTGGCGACATTGAATCTTTCGTTGATACTGGCAGTTATATTATTAACGCCGTCGTTAGCGGTTCTATTTTTGGAGGTATTCCTTCCAATAAGATTACTGCCCTGGCAGGAGAATCAGGCACGGGTAAGACTTTCTTTTGTCTTAGTATCGTTAAGCATTTTCTCGATACTGATCCTGACGCTGGAGTCATTTATTTTGAAACTGAGTCTGCCATTAGTAAGCAGATGATTGAGAGTCGTGGCATTGATTCTAATCGTATGGTAATTTTTCCTGTGGATACGATCGAAGAATTCCGAACCCAAGCAGTTCGCATCATCGACAAATTCATGGAACAACCTAAAGAAACACGCAAACCGCTCATGTTTGTGCTAGACTCTTTGGGTATGCTAGCCACGAACAAAGAAGTTCAAGATGCCACGGACGACAAGAACGTTCGTGACATGACAAAAGCACAATTGATTAAGTCATGTTTTCGCATCTTGACATTGAAGATGGGCAAGGCTAATATACCAATGATCGTTACCAACCACACCTATGAAGTCATCGGCGCTTATCACCCTTCAAAAGAAATGGGGGGAGGCAGTGGACTCAAGTATTCTGCTAGCACAATCGTTTATCTCGGAAAGAAAAAAGAAAAAGATGGAACGACTCTCATCGGAAACATTATCAAATGCGAGGCTAAGAAGTCTCGTCTGACCAAGGAAGGATCTAAGGTTGAGACCAGATTGTTTTTTGACCAACGCGGTCTAGACAAATACTATGGTATGCTAGAGTTGGGAGAGCGAGCAGGGATGTGGAAAAACGTTGCTGGTCGCTACGAAATCAATGGCAAAAAAGTCTATGCAAAAGCAATTCTCAAAGAACCAGGGGAATACTTTACTCAAGAAGTATTGGAGAAGTTAGATTCCCAAGCAAATAAAGAATTTTTATATGGAGTAGAAGATGAGTGAGAAAATTGAAACTACTATTTTGCGAAATCTTCTCGCGAGTGAAGATTTCTATCGCAAGGTAGTTCCTTTTCTCAAACCAGAATACTTTGAAAGTATTTCTGAAAGAGTAGTCTATGAAGAAATTGAGGACTTCTCTGTTAAGTATGATAAGATGCCTACAGCAGAAGTTTTAATTATACAACTGCAGGGACGTAGTGATCTCACTGAAGAAATTTATCAAGAATCTGTTAAGCAGATTAAACAATTCTCAGACGAATGGGTTGACATTGATTGGCTCGTTGACGCATCAGAAACATGGTGTCAACAGCGAGCAATCTATAATGCCCTACTACACTCTATCAAAATTGCAGATGGTGGTGATAAGGAACTATCGCCAGATGCGATTCCAGGTATTCTACAAGAAGCACTTGCAGTTTCTTTTGATGAACACATCGGTCACGACTACCTAGAAAATGTAAATGAACGATATGAATTCTATCATTGTGAAGAAGAAAAAGTTCCATTCGATCTAGATAAATTCAACATGATTACTAAGGGTGGTCTCTCTCGCAAGAGTCTGAACATTGCCCTCGCAGGTACTGGTGTTGGTAAGTCATTGTTTATGTGTCACTGTGCTGCGGCAGCATTGCAGGAAGGAAAGAATGTTTTATACATTACTGCTGAGATGGCAGAAGAAAAGATTGCAGAAAGAATTGATGCTAATCTGTTAAACGTTAACATCCGTGATATTGCTACTCTCCCTGAGCAAATTTTTACATCTAGAGTTGCTGAGATTGCTCGCAAGACACAGGGTAAACTTATTATTAAAGAATACCCTACAGCATCTGCCCATGCTGGACACTTCAAGTCTTTGCTCAATGAACTTTCATTGAAGAAAGCATTCAAACCAGACATCATCTATATTGATTACTTGAATATCTGTGCATCCTCACGATATAAAGGACATATTGTAAACTCATATACATATGTAAAATCGATTGCTGAAGAGCTCCGTGGTCTAGCATGTGAGCATGATGTTCCAATTGTATCTGCTACTCAGACTACTCGTTCTGGTTATGGATCAACAGATGTAGAACTTACTGATACATCTGAATCCTTTGGTTTGCCTGCTACTGCTGACCTTATGTTTGCTCTAATTTCTACAGAAGAATTAGAACAGTCAGGTCGCATTATGGTAAAGCAACTAAAGAACAGATACAACGATGCTGCATCTAATCGCAGATTTACCGTTGGTATTGACAGATCCAAGATGAAGCTGTATAATGTTGAGGATGATTCCATCCAAGATGTTACAGTGTCTGAGGACACTATGGATGCATTGGAAGATGTATCAAAACGCCAGAATCGTCTGGACAAATTCAATCAATTTATTATCTAAACATGTCTAAGGTTAATTTTGAACGTTATCAAGAATTTGTGGCAGAAGTCACTTCAGATTGTTCTACAAACTTTGTTGATTTCGCTGACCGTATTGGTGATCTGGATCGACAAGGTGCCAATATTGAGAGACTGCTTACTGCTGGTGTTGGAATTAATGCTGAGGGTGGTGAGTTTCTTGAAATCATTAAGAAGATGGTGTTCCAAGGAAAACCGTGGAACGAAGATAATCGTGAGCATCTTATCATTGAGTTGGGTGATATTATGTGGTACGTTGCTCAAGCTACAATGGCACTTGATATATCCTTCGATGAGTTGATCGGAACTAATGTCAACAAACTCAAGAAGCGTTATCCAGGTGGTGAGTTTGATGTATTTAAATCAGAAAATCGCGCAGCAGGCGACAGATAATGTTTAGTCTCTGGATCCACCTACGAGCATTCTTTTCTGTTGTAGTGGTGAGTTGTGCTCACCCTGTCAACTGGGAGCATTGTGTTCGTGTGGACCAGTGGCTCTTGCCAGAAGTCAAGGAAGGATATAATTTATGGACAGGTAAAACAAAACCTTATCAACGTGAGAAAGATTTTTTAGATGGCATTTGATTATAACGGATTGATACGTAAACCTGCTCAATATATTGCTGGAGCATTTGAACCTGATCTTGTTAGTATAGAAGACATCGAAAACTATCTGAATGAACATAAGTACATCAAGAAAGAATTAGAATTAATTCATCCAGATACTGGACAGAAATTACCTTATGAGACGCACGATGGACCATGGAGAGGAACCTATGACGCAGATGTCATAGAGAATCTATGGAACATCGGAGCGTCTTTTATTTTGCAAACACCTTATATCAATTTTAAGGTTAGAGACATGGTGCAGGCAATCGAAGAAGCAAACCATGTCTCATGTGATGCACACATATATCATGGTAAGAAAAACAGTTCGTCCTTCATGCCACACTGTGACAGTAGTATCAACCTAGTCGTGCAGTGCAAAGGTCAGTGTGCTTGGAACGTATGGAATCAGATGAACCCTGTGCCATCTACGTTTCCTAACATTGCAGAACGCCCTGCAATATCTGTTGTCATGAGTCCAGGAGATGCTATGATAGTTCCGAAAGGACAAATTCATCATGCACAACCACTCACAGACAGAATCAGTGTCAGTTTCGCTTTCTTCCCTGGACCCAAAACAATCCAAAGAGACATTAGTCTCGACTGGAACACTAAATAGTTAGGCGGAGGTTTTTTTCATGATAACAATACCATCAGCAGTAAGAGACGCATGGGAAGACCTAGTTTATAAGTCTCTTGCCACAGAAGATTATAGTTACTTGGTTTTTGATATCAAGAAAGCAGAAACCGATCCGAAGAAAAAAGTTCAGGTCTACATGAAAGTGTATGTGCCTGAAGCAAAAAGAAGAACTGCCACTACCAATGTAAAGGCAGCAATGGAGTCCGAAGGACATATCGTAGAGATCTTAAAGAAGAAAGGTTCTGAGATTCCATCGCTAGACATACAGGTAGGGTCAGAAAATAATAAAGTAAAAGTAATTCGCGTTGAATTCAAACCATCCAAGTCTGCAGGGTCAGGCGGTGGCGCAGCAAAGACTAAGATACAAGAGAGTGCTGCTTGTCTATACAATGCACTTCGTTTCCATGTCTTCAATACAGATATGGAACCTGGTATGATGATTACTGAGGATGATCTTGCTAAAGCATCTCAGTATATTGATACTCCAGATGCTACCATGGAAGAAATGATGGGGTTTGATCCTGATTGGCAGCAGGTCTTTATGGATGGTGCCAACAAACTTCATGCGAAAGTAAGTGGAGGTGATTACTTATTTGTTCGTGGTGATAAAGAAATTGATGATGGTGTAATTAAAAAAGCATTTGCCAAATGTAAAACATCTTTGGAATCAAATCTACAGAACGAAGATAAATGGAATCCATCAGACATATGGATGGTTAAAAGATCTAGCAAAGCAGCGGTAATTGCTGAACTAACCCCATTCACAAAGAAGGTGTCAGCAACTTCTATTGAAGTATTGAATACCAAACTAGCAGAACTATTTGTATCTAAAGATTTGATGGGAGTGTCTTTGAAAAAGACAGGTGCCACTGGCACAGTAAAAGTTATTAATGGTGAGACACCAGCACAACGTAAAGCACAACTTGAAGTTGCCTTTGATAAAAATAAATCAATAGGTGAGTTGGTTTACGATAGTGGTAGAAACTATACAGGTTCGGAAATAGATAAAAGATATCCCATGGATGTTTACATCTACTACGGACCTAAACCCCACGACAGAATTCAACTAAGAAACTTTGGTGGTGATACTACTGGCGACTGGAAGTTAGAACTTAAAGGTGAGTATGCTGCCATGGGTAAAGTCCAGGGTAGTGTTGCTAGATTTATCTTACAGAAGACTGGATTCTCTCACATCCCACAAGAACCAACGTGGGTAGAGAGTGATCCAAAGCACACTCAATCAGATAAAATATCAAAAGAAATATATAATTTACTTAAAGAATTCAGCGCAAAAGGATTCGACAAGACAGACAAAGATCAGATGATGGGTGAGATTGAGGGTAAGCGTCAATCGTGGAGATACAGTAAACTATCAGGACTTCGCTTCTTAAAATTTTTGAAAGACCTGAATGGTGAAGCAGATAAGGCAGTGAAAGAATTATATCTTTTTGCTGGATCAGCATCAGATCATTCATCAATTTACTTCAAGTATTCCTAATGTCAAACGTAAAACAACTAAAGCATTTGGAGCATTTAGAGGATGAGATGCTGAACTATGGCATCGAAGGATGCAAGGCAGCAGTATCATTCCTCAAAGAACTTCGTAACATGTTGGGGCACCAAGAAAGTAGTGGTTTCATGCAGACTAAGTGGGATGGTGCTCCTTCTGTTATCTGTGGCGAACATCCTGCATCTGGTAGGTTCTTTGTCGGCACAAAGTCTGTCTTCAATAAGGTAGAACCTAAGATATGCTATAGTGAAAAAGCAATTGATAAATTATATGATGGAGATCTAGCAGAGAAACTTAAGTTTGCTCTACGATACTTCAGTGAACTGGGTATCAAGGGAGTCATCCAGGGTGACCTCATGTTTACTGACAGTACATTAAAAGCAGAGACTGTTAACGGTGAGAGACTGTATACATTCAGACCTAACACTATTACCTATGCTATCCCAGTAGATCATCCTATTGGTAAGGCAGCAGGTACTGCAAAAATTGGTGTAGTATTTCATACTCACTATACTGGAGATGATCTACCTACCATGCAAGCAAGAGCTGGTGCTGATATAACAGGATCTAGAAATGCATTGGTGATTAAAAATGATACCCCAATGCATAGAGTTGGATTTTCTAAAGCAGAGATGCAGAAGTTTGACAATCACGTCACCAAGATCGAACGTATGTGTCAGGTATGTGGACCATTCTTAGATGACCTTGTAGAAAACTTTGGCAACACAGGGGATAAAAAGTTTCACATTTCATCATATATTAAACAGTTTTTTAATGCTGAGATTAGAGAACGTCGGAACGTTGGAAACATTGATGAGACTATCCATGCTCTGGTAAACTTCTATGATGCTAAGATGCAGAAAGAGTTGGAAAAAATAAAGACACCTGCCAACAGAGTGAAGAAAGCAAACTTAGTATATCAAAGTGAGAACTATTTGATTGATAATGTGTATAAGTTTAAGGCAATGCTTGCCTTATATAAAGAGATACAAACTGTCAAGCAAATGGTTATAGATAAGTTAGATCACCTTGAAACATTCAGAACTTTTGTGGAGACTGACAAAGGATATAAGGTCACAACTCCCGAAGGTTATGTTCTACATAAAGATGGTAGTATGATCAAATTTGTTAATCGTCTTGAGTTTGCTTACAACAACTTCACCCTCCAGAAAAAATGGCGTTAAATTGCATCAAATGCTACTTTACTTTTGGTAGGTTTCAACCACCTACTACAGGTCATAAAGAAAATTTCGATGGGGTGAAACGCATCGCAGGTGGTCATGACTATAGGATCTATATCTCACAGACATTTGACACTAAAGGAAAGAACCCACTACCACCTGATCGTAAACTACATTACATGAATAAGATGTTTCCAGAACATCGTGGTAAAATAATGTCAGGACCAAAAGATCCTGTTGCTATCATGCAAGACTTGATGATGGCAGGATATAATGAGGTTATATTTCTAGTGGGATCTGATAGGGTAAGCGCCATGCAGTTCCTCCATAAATATAATGGCAAAGATTTTTCGTTTAGAAAAATTGAGATACAATCTTCAGGTAGTAGAGATGCTGATGGAGATACCTTTGCTATTTCTGGAACTAAAATGAGACGTGCAGCACATGCTAACGACTTTAAAACATTTCGTTCTGGTATTCCTAAAGCATTAAATGATAAAGACTGTGAGACTATGATGAATGAGATTAGATCAAATCTACCCGCAAACTTTAAATGAAAAATTTTAAAGATCTGAAGAAGAGAGCAACGCAAGAAAGTTTTCGTCAGAAAAAATCACTTAGGGAAGGTGATGTTGTAATGTCAGCAGTGACAGGTGATAAAGGCAAAATATACAGAGCAGGTGTTAACTATGCTATCTGTGTAACTGAGTCTGGAGAAATGTTTCGTGCGTGGGTAAAAGACCTGAGAGAAGTTGCGGCAATTGATTCCATAAATAAAGAAAGGAAAAGTAGTATCTTTACAAATAATGGAAAGACAAAAACCAACGACAAGCGTTCAACATGATGATGACTTCTCTAAGGCGCTAATCGAATCCTACGGTAAGTGGGTAAATGGTGCTGGATTTGGGTGGCATCTTCATGAAGATAGTATTCCTGCTGAGCAGAAGCAAGGTGAAGAACAACCTACACGTGCAGGTGGCGCAGATGCCTCTACATCAATTCCTGATCTTTCCGATAAGGAAGAAAAGGGTGATGAAGGTGCTAAAGATATTAAAGTAAACGCTGGCGCACCTGATCCTGCTCCTAATGTGCGTACAGGTCAAGGTATGAAGTATTCTTTGGGAGCACAAATCAGGGATACTACTAAAGTAGTTGCTGCAGAATCCTGTGGAGATTGTTCTAACTGTGGTGGTAAAGGTTGCTCCAAGTGCAAGAAAGAAGAAAAGCAATACGTGAAGAAAGAGTCAGTTTCTTTTGAACTGGATGGAGAAACATACATCTTTGAAGTCAAGATGGATGGTAAAGATGATAATGGTAATACCTCATGCTGGAAAGGGTATAAGAAACAGGGCACCAAGAAGAAGGGTGGCAAGGAAGTTAACAACTGTGTTAAAGCAGGTTACGAACCCACTGGTTCTGAAATTACTGAGAAAAAGAAACTTGATGCAGTAGGTAAGGAAGACAAGGACATCGATAACGACGGTGACCACGATAAGTCTGATAAGTATCTGCTTGCACGTCGCAAAAAAGTTTCTAAGATCATTGGAACTAAAAAGAAGATGAAGGAGGAAGCTGAAAAAAAGTAAAGAAGCCAGTGGTTGAAGTTATGCCTGAAATTGATGACGGCGAACCTGAACCCAAACCAGCAAAACCTGGCAAAAAAACAAAGAAGGATAAATAAAATAGTCCTTGCTATAAGATAATGCTTTCATTTTTACTACCATTTGCATCTAAAATTATTTCCGATGCTGTTAATAAAATTCCAGAAAATGAAGAACTGGGTGAGAAACTTGTTGAGATCTGTCTTGCTATTCTTGCTAAGGCAGTTAAGTTAACTAAAACTGATATGGATGATCAACTTCTCGAAGTTGTAACCAAAGCAATTCTCACCAGAGAAGCATCCGAATAGTGAATTGAGTAGGGACCTTTACGGTCCCTATTTTTATAAATACAATATAGAAAAGTAATCTACTGGAGATCCAATGTCCCTTTACGGAAGAACGGACAGCAACGCTAACAAAGCCAAAGCAGGCATTGGAGTTGCTGCATCCGCACAAGCAAAGCAAACAATTTTTATTGACGACACCGAAGCAGCACTTGCTGAGAACAAAGCACGTGGTCTGAATGCTCCTGGTTGGTGGTCCTACTATACTTTCACTGATTGTGAAGGTAACACCCGTCATAAGGCAGAGATGCTGGTAACCATTGCTGGTCCTGATCTTAATGCTAACGAGACTCAGGCAGATGATGCTGCAGCAGCAGACGTAAGTGTATTGATTGACATCCAGACACAACCAGCAGATACTGCTGTTGCTGTTGGTGCTGCTCTACAACTTGTTCTTGCCGCTACCGCTACTCCTCCTGCTGATGCCTCTGTGCTCACCTATCAGTGGCAGAAGAAGTCTGGTAAGAAATGGGCAAACGTTTCTGGTGCTACCAATACAACGTTTGATGTTGCTACCTATGCTGCTACTGACGCTGGTTCCTACCGTGTCAAGATCAACTCTACTAACGGTGCTACAGAGAAAATCTCTGCTGTTGCTGTTGTAACTACTGCCTGATAAGGAATGATCTTCGATGAATTGACGCCAGAAAATTGGTTGTTCTTTGCTATTAAACATTATGATAACCCTCAGTCTGTTACATACGCTGACTTTGAGGAAGATCTAAATAGAATCAGATATATAAAAAGATTACTTAAAAGATTTGAGACAACAGGTGAGCTCAAAACTCACCTGATTCTCAACCATATAATAGTAATGTATAATGTATTTGGTGATGCAGCAACTCCATTGCTGTTCTATAAAACTGAAGCAACACACTGGTCTTACTTAAAAGCATTCATGCTTTTTTTAGATAGACTTCCACTTACTTTAAATAAGGACGTAAATCAAGAATGTCTGAAGCAGCTAAATCTAATCTAAAAGAAATGATGGCGGGAGACGGTTCAGGTCTTTCTATGCCTCCTGCTTTTGTCTTTGTTAATACAAAGAGTAGAAAGACTAAGAAGAAAACTGATAAAATAGACGGACGCACTAGTGGCGCAAAACAGATGCTCTCTCGTATCACAAATAAGAATAAAATGAAAGAAGAACTAGAAACAAATATTTCTGAAGCTGCCCCCTCAGAAACTGAGAGAGCACAGAAACAGATTCAGCAAGGAAAGAAACTGAATCGCTCAAAGGATCTGCAAAAGAAACGCGAAGAAGCGAAGAAAAAAATGCAGAGCAAAACTAAGGAAATGGATACCTTAATGAAGGCACGTCTTTCTGATTTTAAAAAGAAAGCAAGTGATCAAACAAAGAAACTTAAAAAAGAACAAACTGAATTGGAAACTGAAATGATTCGTGAAAATAGTGATGCACTAGACGTTGCACTTGAAGTTGCAACGCAGGAACTAAATCCTCAGGGAGAAACTTCCTTTGCTAAGATTACTTTCTCTAATGGAACACAACAAAACCTAGATAATTTTTCTGCTAAAAGAATTGCTGCAGCATATGCTCAGTTGGATGCACCTAAGCAGACACAATATCGTTACATGCTGAATAAGGATGCAGCTTCATTCCAATCAGCACTTGATTTCGCAATCAAAAACGTATAGCAATAAAGTATATGGCATTCGGTCTTGGTAAATTGGCAGTACTCGAATCGAAACTATCGATTTATGAAGATCTGTCAAAAGAAATGCTCGACAAACTTGAGAGAGCAGTAGGAACTATTTCTGATAATAGTAATAAAATTGCTATCATTCTCGAACGCCATGAGAATCGATTAGATGAATCTGCTCGCGCAGATACATTAATCATTAAAATGATTGAAGAATTAAAAGAACAAAGTGAAAAGGATGACGAAGTAATCGAGACTAAGATCAGTAAGATTCAGAAAAAGGTAGATCAAAACGCTAAATTTGTTGTAGGCGTCACTGCTGTTCTGACCACGCTTGTGGCAGTGTTACAACTGGCACCACCTATCATAAAGGTCTTGACGGATTCGTCTGCTTCTGCTAAAGTGGATGCAGTGAGACCGATGCACAGTGAGTTATCTTGATACTAAGTACATTCAACTAGTATCACCGCAACTAAATAAATTTTCTCGAAAGAATGATAAAACATATAACTTTCGATGTCCATATTGTGGTGACTCAAAAAAACATACTAACAAATGTCGTGGGTATTTCTTTAAGATAAAGAACGACTTTGTGTACAAGTGTCATAACTGTGGGATCGGTAGAACGTTCACCAATTTTTTAAAAGATCAGAATCTTTTATTGCATGATCAGTATGTGATGGAAAGATATCGTGAGGGTCTTACTGGTAAAGGTAGTCAGACTAAGAATCCAGACTTTGGTTTTAAACCACCTGTATTTAAAACCTCAAAAGCAGTAGATCTTGAACCTATCTCGACGCTAAATAAAGAACATCCAGCAAGGCATTACTTAGAAAATAGAAAAATTGAAGACTTAAGCAGTTTTTACTACTGCCCCAAATTTAAAGATTGGACAAATAAAAAAAAGAAAACGTTTGACACTTTACGACAAGATAGTCCACGTATTATAATACCATTAAAGGACACCGATGGAATCATGTTTGGATTCCAAGGGAGATCTCTTGCCCCTAAAGCAAAGATCAGATATATTACTATTATGTTAGATGATTCTAAACCTAAAGTATATGGTTTAGATAGAGTTGACCCAACGCTACCTGTTTATGTCACAGAAGGACCCTTCGACAGTCATTTCATTACCAATGCTATTGCTATGTGTGGTAGCGATGTTGACCTTAGCACTTTCGATTATAAATTTATATTCGTCTTCGACAACGAACCAAGAAACAGACAGATTGTTGATAGAATTCAGAAAACTATCAACAAAGGAAACCAGGTAGTCATCTTTCCTAAAGAAATTAAAGAAAAGGACCTAAACGATATGGTTCTTAGTGGACATAATGTCCAAAACCTGGTAGAATGTAACACTTACCAGGGACTCAAAGCAACCCTTAAACTGAACGAATGGAAAAAAGTATGAGCAATGGTATCAACGTAGTCAAGCGTGACAATTCGATTGAACATCTTGACTTGGATAAGATGCATAAGATGGTAGAGGAAGCGTGTGAGGGTCTCTCAGGCGTCTCTGCTTCCCAAGTTGAAATGAGTTCAGGTATCCAATTCCATGATGGAATTACTACAGATCAAATTCAGGAAATTCTAATTCGTTCTGCTTCTGATTTGATTAGTTTGGATGCTCCTAACTACCAATACGTTGCTGCTCGTTTGCTTCTGTTCAGTCTTCGTAAGTCAGTATTCAATAAGAATGTATGGAAAGATGGTATGCCTAGTGCATACGATGTTGCTTTGTACAATGTAACTATCAATAAAGTCTATGACGAAGAAATTCTGGACAAGTATAGTGATGAAGATTGGGTAAGTATTAATAACTGGATTGATCATGGTCGTGATTTTCTGTTTACCTATGCTGGTCTAAGACAAGTTGTAGATAAATATTTGGTACAAGATCGCAGTACTAATGAGATTTACGAAACTCCTCAGTACATGTACATGTTCATTGCGATGACCTTGTTTGCGGACTACCCACTTGCTACTAGATTAGAATATGTCAGACGATACTACAACGCAATCAGCAAACACAAAATCAACATTCCCACACCTATCATGGGAGGGGTGCGAACTCCACTTCGACAGTTTGCTAGCTGTGTTCTTATTGATGCTAATGACACCCTCGATAGCATCTTTTCTAGTGACATGGCGATTGGCAAGTATGTTGCTCAACGTGCAGGAATCGGTATCAACGCAGGCAGAATCCGTGGGATCAATTCTAAGATCCGAGGCGGAGAAGTACAGCACACAGGTGTTATTCCATTCCTCAAAAAATTTGAAAGCACTGTCAGATGTTGTACTCAAAATGGCATTCGCGGTGGATCAGCTACAGTACACTTCCCAATCTGGCACCAAGAAATCGAAGACATCCTAGTTCTTAAAAATAATAAAGGAACAGAGGACAACCGAGTTCGTAAACTAGATTATTCTATTCAAATATCTAAGTTATTCTATGAACGTTTCATCAAGAATGGAGAAATTAGCCTATTCTCACCGCATGACGTACCAGGTTTGTATGACGCTTTTGGTACTGATTCATTTGACGCTCGCTATGTGGACTATGAATCAGATCAGTCTATTCCAAGAAAAACTGTCGGAGCACAAGATCTGGTTCTTTCGTTACTGAAAGAGAGAGCAGAAACAGGTCGTGTTTATATCATGAACATCGATCATTGCAATTCTCATTCGTCTTTTAAAGACAAAGTGAACATGAGTAACCTATGTCAGGAAATTACTCTACCAACTGATCCTCTAGAGCATATTGATGGTGATGGAGAAATTGCACTTTGTATTTTGTCTGCTATTAATGTAGGTAAAATCAATAAACTAGATGAGATGGAAGAACTATGTGACTTGGCAGTTCGTGGTCTTGAAGAATTGATTGATTATCAAAACTATCCTATTAAAGCAGCAGAAGTTAGTACAAAAAATCGACGTTCACTTGGAGTTGGTTACATCGGACTAGCACACTACCTAGCAAAACAAGGAGAACACTATGATGACCCAGGAGCATGGAGACTTGTCCATGAACTTACTGAATCTTTCCAATACTATCTACTCAGAGCCAGCAACGAATTGGCAAAAGAAAAAGGGAAGTGTGGATATTTCAATCGCACCAAGTATGCAGACGGTCTACTCCCAATCGACACTTACAAGCGTGAAGTTGATCAAATCCACAACGCAGACTTGAACTATGATTGGGAAAGTCTTAGAGTATCTATCGCCAACCACGGGTTACGACACAGCACACTGTCCGCACAGATGCCTAGCGAGAGCAGTTCCATTGTGTCAAACGAAACTAATGGAATCGAACCCCCACGTGCCTATCTGTCCACTAAAAAGTCAAAGAAAGGACCTCTTAAGCAAATTGTACCGTCTTTTTCAACTTTGAAAAACAACTATACATTGCTATGGGAAATGAAAAACAATACTGGATACATCAATATTGTTTCTATCATGCAAAAGTTCTTTGACCAGGCAATCTCAGGTAACTGGAGTTATAATCCAGAAAATTATCCTAACAATGAGGTTCCTGTATCTGAGATGGCAAACGATCTTCTTACTACATACAAACTTGGTTGGAAGACATCATATTATCAGAATACATATGATAGCAAAGATGATGAAGAAGAAGATGCACCACAAAATCTAGACCAATTACTATCCAACATCACCAACGCCGAGGAAGAACCCTGTGACAGCTGCACAATTTAGAGTCAACGAAAACAAGCAATCAAAAATTGAAGGCATGACTGTCTTTAATACCAACCAGGTAGATACATCAAAGCAAACTATGTTCTTTGGTGCTCCTTTGGGAGTCCAGAGATATGATGAGTTTAAATATCCTGTATTTGATAAACTAACTCAACGACAGTTGGGTTATTTTTGGAGACCAGAAGAAGTTTCACTACAAAATGATCGTGCAGACTACCAAAAACTACGTCCAGAACAGAAACACATCTTTACGTCGAACCTCAAGTATCAGATCATGCTTGACTCCGTACAAGGTCGTGGTCCTGGTATGGCTTTCATGCCTTATTGCAGCCTACCCGAACTTGAGTCAGCAATGAGTATCTGGCAAACCATGGAAATGGTGCATAGCAGATCCTATACTCACATCATTAAGAACATCTACCCAGACCCCTCTGTGGTCTTTGATGCCATCATTACTGATGATCGTATCCTAGAACGTGCAGCAACGGTTACAGGGGCATATGATGAGTTCTTACAGGCAGCACAAGAATGGGGTGCAGGTAATCAATGGGAACATGCTTTGGATGACGTTCCTACTGCTAAATGGGAACTTAAAGAACTAAAACGTAAACTATATCGTGCCGTTGCCAACGTCTATATACTAGAGGGTATACGTTTTTACGTATCATTTGCATGTTCCTTTGCTTTTGGTGAAAATAAACTGATGGAAGGCAATGCCAAGATCATTTCTCTCATCGCGAGAGATGAATCTCAGCATATGACTATCACCCAAAACATTCTTAACAAGTGGAAGCAAGGTGATGATCCAGATATCGTTGATATCATCAAGGAAGAAGAGCAGAACGTCTATGGGATGTTCAAAAAATGTGTGGAAGAAGAAGTAATCTGGGCTGATTATCTTTTTAAAGATGGTTCCATGATTGGACTCAACGCAAAACTATTGCAGAAATATGTTGAGTGGACTGCTAACAAACGCATGAAGTCTATTGGTCTGACACCTATTTTTGATGCTCCTATAAGCAATAATCCTTTACCATGGACACAACATTGGTTGTCTTCCAAAGGATTGCAAGTGGCACCCCAAGAAACCGAAGTCGAATCATACGTTATTGGGGGAATCAAGCAGGATGTTGAGGAAAATACTTTCGCAGGTTTTCAATTGTAATGACAAATCTTCCAGAATGGAAACAAAAACTTCTAGCAGATCCGAAACTGTCCGACCGACAGTATCATCTGCTGAGGTTGGGAGCAACGAATCTGGGGGATGTAATAATGATGCAGTGGATCAAGTTCCAGTATTTCCAGACCCATGGGAAGGAGACTGGAACGACGCAGTAATCAATTGGGCATATTGGAATAGTTATGAAAACAAGCAGCGCAAAAGCAAAGGGAAGGAATCTCCAGAAATGGGTCCGACAAATGTTAATCGAGATACTTGATGTCCATCCTGAGGATATTGAGTCTCGATCTATGGGTGCAGGTGGTGAAGATCTCATCATGGCACGTGCCGCTAGGGAAAAATTTCCTCATTCAATTGAATGTAAGAATGTAGAAAGGTTGAACGTCTGGGATGCTTATGAGCAAGCATCTGTAAACTCAGGCAAGTATGAACCCATCGTAGTTATGAAGAAAAATAGAAAAAAACCACTGGTAGTGGTTGATGCTGAATATTTTATTGAACTTTTTAATAAATAAAAGAGCCTTGCTCTTTGCTTATGGAAAGCCCAAAGAAAGAGGAAGCCAAGAAGGACAACAAATTTGAGTGGGCGGATGAGGGTGTATCAACTCTCGTTCGAGTTATTATTCTTGGATGGTCAGCAGCAATTCTGACCCTTAATTATGTAACTGTCCCTGGTATTCCTCAAAAAAATATCGATCCAACTTTTATCGCCAGTGTGTTCACTGGAACCTTAGCAACTTTTGGAGTGATGCCCTCCAAGAAGAAGGATGAAGATAAAACGCCTACATTACCAAAAAATAATGACAAAATTTCTTAGTTTGATTTGTTTGCTGGGTGTCATGCTTATGGCAGCACCAGTATTTGCAGTTGATGTTGTAATGGGTGCGGGGGGAAACCTAGCATTTGAACCTAATGAGATTACAATCTCGGCAGGTGACACACTACACTTCGTAAATGAGGCACTACCTCCTCACAATATTATTGTTGAAGCACGTCCCGATCTTTCGAGAGAGGCACTGCTCTTTGCACCTGGTGAGTCACAAGATATTCTATTCGCTGACGCTGGCGACTATAATTTCTTCTGTGGTCCACATCAGGGTGCAGGTATGACAGGTACTATTCACGTCGAATGAGGACACAATGCAAAAAGTAATTAATGGAATTGCTTTGCTTTCAGGTCTAGTTTCTTTGAGTGTTTTGGGTGGAGGAGCATACCTTTATCTAAATGCTGACAGTCTTCTAGATCAAGGTAAAGAACAACTAACTAAACTAGTCGCAGGTGCTGCTACAGATGCAGTTTCTGGTGCCCTTCCAGGCATGCTAGACTCATCTATGCCTGCTTTGCCTAAAACAACTGGTCCTGCAGTTCCTGTAGGTGTTCCAGCTGGTGGCATGGCACTACCTAAAGGTCTAGGTTTCTGATGAATTGGATCCCGAACATAGGGACCAATGAGATTAGGATATCGGATGTTTCTATTCCTAGTATTTCTGATTCTTTAATTCAAACGCCGATACAAGTATTCACCGTGCCTCCTGTAATCCAGGGGGTAGGTGTACCTGTTATTGATATGCCTGGTTGTGTGGAAGCACATGAACTTAGTGCAACGAATCGTAATCTCACGTCTGATGACCCTAAAGGTACTATGACATTTTGTGATGCAGGTGTGCCATCATTTAATCCACTTGATTATAACAAAGAAAAATTAAAATTTCAATCTGAAGCACCTATACCAGTAGTTCCTGGACCAAAAGATGAACAACCATCACCTAAAATAGAAACAAAAACACCAAAAATTGACACTGTTAATTGCTTACCAACAGAGATATTTGATAAGGAAACAAACAAGTGTATTACTAGAGAAACTGCAGCAGTTGTGGAAGAAGTTGAAATTCCATGGACAGAACAATATCTACCTGCTCCTGGTACAGTAACTACGACAGCATCTATTGCTTTTGTTGCTACAACTTCAGCACTAATGGCAAAACCTTTAGCAGATCTTCTATTAAAGTTGGTGAAACCTACAGTAAAAAAAGTTGTGAAAAAGATTGCTAAAATTAGGGGGAAGGTGAGTAAGGTTGAATCTCTATCGGAGCGAAGAATTTCTCAGCGTCAGAGGAATCTTGCTGTTCGGACACTTCGCGAGGCGTTGAAACCGAAGGGATAGCATGAACATGTGGATGCTCATGTCCAGGTATATTATTAACTACAACATCAGCACAAACTTTATACATTGGACTTTTGGGATGAAAACGTATACCTTGTTTCATTAAAGTACCACAATTTTTAAGTCTAGCAATCTCAAAATCTAATCTTTTATTGGCAGTTGTCTGTTGCATCATTGCGATGTTAGCAGCAGCTGCCTCTTTGCATTGTGCTTGTAATTTTTTATCTAGAGGCGTAGACCATGTAGCAGAAAATCCTACGCTTACGTTGTAATTATCTTTTTGTCCAGTTCTTGTAGGAACTTGATAGAGAATGGCACCAGGATTATCGGGAGCACCATCTTCGTCCATGTCTCTCATATCATATACAGGTGAGTCATAAAAATCTTCATATGGTTTAGAAGCAGATGCGCTACCTGTCACATATGGTGTGAAATTCATGGTGGGACCTTGACATTGAATACCTCCACCGTAGGTATTAGTAATGTATGGTCCTTGTAAAACCTGAATAGCTTGATTGGTAACTGAGCCCGAACTATTAGCTACAGGAGCTGCAGTAGCAGACACACCACCAACAGTTTCAGCATAAGAAGGATTAGCAAGCAGTAGTGTTACTGCGAGAAAATACTTGTTGTGTCGGTTACGCTTGTTATGTCTGTCTCTCTTTGGATAATTGTATGATTTTGTAATCCAGGTCCAGAGTAAGTTTCTGTGAACTGGAACGCTTGTCCTGGTGTTGTTTGTGTGAATTGAGGTTTGCTTGTTACACCTGTCCATGATGATGTCACTCCATCTATAGTTACATTATTAGTACCTGTCCCTGGAGACAGACTTCCATTTGATGTTATGCCTGAACCAGTAGCAGAATACTGATATCCAGTGCTATAATCCATCGAGTTTATAGTTTCAGTTATCTTTTGAGTCGTTTCTGTGTGACTCGTCATGCTTCCTTGAGTGAAGTTGGGGACCACGGGGACCGCCAGGGCAGGAACAAGTGTGACACTTGCACCCACCACAGATATCACAGACCAAAGTATAGTCTTTCCAAAAAGGGTCATCTCTAATACTCCTAGTCAATTACAGTAATCTCAGAAACAAATTGTCCTGTTGCACTAGTACCAGCACCACCAGCTGTCACGGTAAGTACACCAGCAGAAGTAACTGTACCTGCTAATGTACCAGCAGATCCAGCAGTGTAAGAAAGAACTGATCCATAGTTAGGTACTTCACCTACGGTAGGAGCTCCTGTTGGGATAGCATCAGCTTGATTGTAAGATTGACTGAAACTAAATGCTGATCCAGCAGTATCTTGAGTAGCAGTAATAGTGCCAGGTGAATATACACCAGAGGTGATAGTACCAGCAGATACAGCACCAGCAGTTGAACCATCGGTGGTATCAATATTAGAACCACTAATGCTAAATGAGGAACCAATTCTGGTTGCCTGAGTTCGGGCAGAATCAACTGTCAGTTGGACAGATGAAGCATGTTTTGATACAATTCCACCAGCGTTAGCAGCAGTAGCGGTCATCAGTAGCATAACGATAGGAAGAAGTTTCTTCATAACGTAAAAATTTGGATCTAATATATTTATTCTACTAGTGTTCCATGTTGCCTACGAATGACTCGAAGTGCTTCAAGGTTCATATCTTTTGTGCCACCATCATAGGCATGAGCATAACCTTCAGTGATCATTTGCTCATTCAATGATACTTCTGCATCTCCAATATATAACCAACCAAGAAGGCGACCATACTTACCCATACCGCCAACCAATTCAGTTCTAACAGAGAGTTCATCGTCACCAGCAATAGCACCTTCTAGTTTTTCTTTCATCCAGTTAGTAGCATCTAGTCCCAGAGCTTTCTCCTCAAGGTTTCTAGTTCTTTTCTCTGGCGTATCAACTCCTGCAACTCTAACTCTTTCTTTCTTGTATAAGTCAAACCCAAGGTCGATAGTAACATCAATAGTATCACCATCAAGGACACGATTGATCTCCGTCACTCGAAAGTTGTAGCAGCTCTTCCTGCTCGGTGGTGTCATTGCTCCCATCTTCTAACTCTGCAAATGCTTGTCTTAGTATGTATACGACTACAAACAGTGCCATTGCAACTGCAAGTATCACACAGATAATCACCGACCACACAGGATCGTTAGCGTTATCTAAAGGACGTAATATTAAATTCATTTCTTAACTGACCAAGTAAGTTCCATTCCTATAGTAAGTAGGATAATAAATCCAAATACGAATACAGTACTCACAATCTATTACCACTATCTGCAGAAGGAATCAGTTGATATGCCATTTTGTCTCTCAACTTATTGACACGTTCTTCATTATATTGCTTAAAGTTTCCACGCTTCTCAACTTTTTTATAGTAATGTAATGCGTTGAGGATGATTGCATAATCATCCATATCTAATTCAAAATTCATAAGTATGTTCCAATATTATTCGATATAAAGAGTCTCTCATAATCCAGAGATGTTCTTGTTCTTGTGCTGGTCTTGCTGGATAACCTTCCCACCTTTCCAATCTTTTAATCACACATTGGTACAACAATCTTACATCTTCTATTGTTAAATCTACTGTGTAATCAGGATCTCTGTTCATAGGTAGTCTGTGCGATCTCCATATTCTTCTTCATCTGCATCGACATCTGTGTATGCATTGTATGCAGTACCTTTATCGTTAACAGTATTTACCCAAGCAAACAATTTCAATACTATAAAAAAGATTATCAAAGGCGTAGCACACCCGAATAAAATTAAAGGATTCATTTGTGTTTTTTTACGAAAGGTTCCCAGTGCTCCCAACCATATTTATGAACTGCCCACATTCCAATGACAGGAATGAAGACTAAAATAGTTGAGAGAAATCCTAATCCATATGGGTTGTTTAATACTGTCCCACAAAATCTAGCAAACTGTAACATTATTCTTGTAAAATTGATAAGATGAATAGAAATAATCCGAACAAGCAATACACTGCTATGAAAGTTATGACCATGTGTTCCATAGATCTCTAAAATAAAAATCAACTGATGTTAAAGTGCCATTTGGTGGTAGTGCTTTTGACTCTGCCCATTTGACACAGAATTTATGCACGTTAACATTAGACTGAATACTTTTGACACCATACATTCTAGAGAATGATGACATAGCAAAGTTATATGATTGAAGTACGTCTGGACTTGGTAGTGGGTACGTCATCTAGTTTATTTTCGTAAATTTTAATCAATTTCATTACTTGTTTTTTAACGCAACCTTCGGGAGCATTTTTTAAACAAAGCAAAATTAATTCATCATCATTAATTTCTGGTTTCTTTGTCCATCCTTGGAAATCTGTAGTACTCATTTAAAATTACCTGGTGATAAAGATTGAAAAATTCTGGAGCAACTAGCAACAGCATAACTTGCACCATATACACCAGAAAATAGATATGATACTCCTAATTTGGTGCAGTATTGTTGTCTTTCCATGCAGTCTTCGGGACTACTATCACTGTAATCAATAATGATATCGCCATCAACGCAGTGTTCTATCAGATTGTCTAGAGTTTTTTCTATTTTAGACGACGGAACAACTAACATAAAAACTCCAGGTGTTGTGCCAGTAGTTTTATTTGAATGAACTACTTGAGCAAGAACTTCAATGGAAGTGGTGCATCCACTGATGTATCCTGCATCATATTGTGCATTTGCTTTTGCATAGTCATCACGATATCCCCAGACTTCAATACCATTGTCTATTAGGCGTCGTGACATGCCTTCGCCCATAGGTTCTAATCCGATAATACCTACTTTCATATCACTTTTCGTTCATATTAGTTTTAAAGGTGTCTATAAGTTTCCCATATTCTCTGTACATTTTGTCTCCTGCAACAAAAGATCTTTGTCTTTTTGATAATGCTTCAATAACTAACTGATGCTCAGATTGATTTAGATTCATGACACTAAGGAGTTGGTTGTGTAAGCTGTACAGATAGACCATACAACTAATGTACTTATACTACCAAGTAATAGCAAAGCGGGGAGTACTGTTTTCATTGCTATGACAGTATATCTACTTACTAATTATAGCAAGTGATCTTTTGCTGTCACTTTATGTCAGGTCTTCTAGACACAGTATCCTCATGGACATCTAGGTTCTGCTCTCTGTAAATTCTTAATTTATTCTGAAGATCTGTGTAAACATCCCACATATATTCAGATCCTGTGCTATCTTTATAAGACTCGCATGCTTTCTGTAGTCTAACAATGTCGTCGTCATTAAGGTGGAACATAATTATGGTGCTCAATGCCATCCAATTTATTTATTGGCACACGGCAGTTGACAGATCACCAGTGTGGTGATATACTAGTATAGTACAGTCATTTGAGAAATCTTAATGATCTTATCTGAATTGCCTCCTGTTCCTGTGGAGCAGATTGTATGCAAAGATTGTAATAGCAATGAAAAATACACTCTGCAGTTCCTTCAAAGCAGAGGTATTAATAACAAGTATGCTATTGCTACCGTGATGGGTAACATCAAACAAGAATCTAAATTCCTTACCAATATATGTGAAGGTGGCGCTCGCGTGTCGTATAATAACTGTCTTAGTGGTGGGTTTGGACTCATTCAATGGACTACTTCTAACCGTTATTATGGTCTAGGTTCTTTCTGTTCAAAGTATGGTCTTGATCCTAATAGTATTAGTGGTCAACTACGCTATATGGTCAACGAATCCCAGTGGACTAAATATGAAATGGTATTGAAGGGGCATGGTTATTCTGTGGATCATTTCATGAACCATGCATACTACTGGTTAGGTTGGGGAATCCATGGTAATCGCACTGTGTATTCCCACCAGTATCTTGACAAATTTTCTTTCGTCTAGTATAATGCATAAGTCCTAAGGGACTGCGGTGACCCCCTTGGTAGTTCAGGGTTAGCGGCGATAGGAACTACCATACGACTCAGTAGCTCAGTGGACAGAGCAACTGCCTTCTAAGCAGTCGGTCGTTGGTTCGACCCCAACCTGAGTCGTTCAATCCCCTGTAGCTCAATCAGGCAGAGCGCCAAACTGTTAATTTGGATGTTACTGGTTCGATTCCAGTCGGGGGAGCCACGCTCGAATAGTTCAGCGGTAGAACACTTGATTTACATTCAAGTTGTCGGGGGTTCAAATCCCTCTTCGAGCATTGTCACTATTAACTATGGACAAGCAAAAAATTAAAGATCAATTACAAGAAATCAAAACAGAACTTGCATATATGCGAGGAATGCTTACAAATATTTGTAGTCAGTTACAAGAGTTGAAAGATTTTAATGCAGAGTCATCTAAATCTCCAGCAAAAGAATTATATGAGCATCCATGGTATAAGTATAAGCGTGAACAAATTCTCGCTGAAGAAGAATCACTTAAAATTTTAAGTGATCACTTAAAAACTAACATTATATAAATCAATGAAAATTTTCCTAGACACTGCTGACTACGAAGCAATTGCTGAACGCTATACGACTGGTCTAGTTGATGGTATCACTACAAATCCTACACTAGTTCGCAAGTCTGGTGTAGACTATGTGGAGTTCATTAAAACACTAGCAACCAACTTTGCTTTTGAAAGCATCTCTGCTGAAGTAGAAGGTGACTCCTGCTTTGAGATGCTTACCAATGCTATTAAGTATCGTGATATTGCTGACAACGTTACGATCAAACTGCCCCTCACTGTAGAGGGTCTGAAGGCATGTAAAGAACTCACTGCTCAAGGTGTCGAAACTAACGTTACCTTGTGCTTCAGCGCCGCTCAGGCATTGATGGCAGCGAAGGCAGGTGCCACATACATCTCACCTTTCGTGGGTCGTATGAATGATAATTCTCTCAGTGGTGTTGAACTTGTTCGTGCTATCTCTGGTCTGTACTGTGCTCATGGTGTTCGCAC